GTGTCCCTTCTACTCCGTTGATAGAACAGGGATTTATTTGTGCGGTCATAACATATTGACCTGTCGTTGGGTCTAATGCCGAACCACCTTGCAACAATATGCCAGTACTGCCACCATATATGTTAGTTAATTTAACTTCTACTTTACTTGTATTTGCAGGTATGGTAAATGGCTTTACAATATTTGGTAAACCGCCTTGTCTTGAAGCTATGTCAATCGTATTTTCTCCGCCTACACCACAATTAATCACTTCTCTACCATCAAGCAAGCCATATAAAACATATGGAAATGCTTTAGAATATGAACTACCAACACCCACCCCGCGAGTGAGTGAATCTCCCCAACAACTAACAATTACTTTACCATTGATTTTAGAAATATTTATAATCATTATTTTATTAACTACTAGCGGGTATGTTTTCGTTGGAAATTCATTCAAATATAATTCAACACCCTTCGATGGTATTTCTATTTCAGTTGTGATATAAGTGTTTTTTGAAACACCCATTTTTGCTGATTTTATCACTTTACCTTTCGAATTGCATATAGCATATAGCAATGTGTTTACACTACTATGTGTTTGTGACAGTATTCTATATTTTTCTCCACTAATAACGTTTTTGTGCATCACATAGGCATTTGCGTTTTCATATGTCGCAATTTCATCATTAGTATCAATATACGCAACTTTATTTTCTAATAAGTTGTAATCAGACGAATCAACAGCAATTTCTCTCTCTTCTTTTTTATACAATTCATTTGAAGTGGCAGTTATATCTTCCTTTAGTTCATCCGCCTTCTCTTCCAGCACTGTATAATCCTCTGGGATGCTCTCCAGTGTCTTCTTTCCCTTTGCTACTACTTCCTCTCCTTTTGCTTCGATCTGCTTGATTAATTCTTCTGTACTCTCTTCTGCTACGGCATTCATTACTCCGGTATAACTTGTTCCGTCTTCATTTTTTACTCTTAGTTTGGATTTCTTTATGAATACACTCATGTGTGGTTTCTCCTTTCTGCGGTTGGTTTACTAAATTTTTGCATAGAAAAAGAGAGATATTAGCCTCTCCTAATTTTTGCTTTATGCCCTCTTTAGCTGAATACTTCAGGAATCACACCTTTTATGCTATTAAAAATACAAGTATTTCCATTTTTTGACAGGTGAATACCATCAGACAAAACATTCTCCCCACGAACTATGTTGTACTCGTCTACAAATTTATATCCAAGCGACTTAATCCAAGGGTTCACTTTTGTTATAAAATTTGTATTATCGCTATCAGTTCTAATTGGAATTGTTGTCAATACTGGTTCAACACCCCTTTCTATAAAGTAATCAATTATATTAAGTAGGTTCTTTTTAAAAATATCAACCGTGATTGTTTCTGAGATACTATCATTTGCTCCAATTTGTAAAAAAACAAATTTGTATTTTCCAACATCACCATCTGTTTTAATCCTTTGTAAAAGTTCACTCGTTGTAGCTCCCCCACGTCCGGAAGCGGAACATTTTGTGCCTAATTCTTTTCTGACAAGATATGCGAATCCTGCATTTGACGGAATCAAAGTGGAAGCTACTTCTATAAAGCTGTCTCCAATTAAAAGAAGATTAAAATATTCGTCAACTAATGTTTTCTGTGACATTTCCCATAGTCTAAACTGACCGCCAAGTGATTGAAAAGCAACTCCTCCCCATGCACGTATTTTATTCGTTAATTGAGCACTATCTGCTATGTGTTCATATTTAAATGTTTTTGCTGTATCCGTAATACACGAAAAGCAAAAACTAATGCTGTACAATCCGTCTTTTGAAATCTCAAGAAGATATTTTTCATTCGCACTAATCACGAAATCAAATGTTAGGTTTCTTTTTATATTATCCGTTCCATCCCAATCACTATGATAGATTTTTATGGTTTTGTTAGACGGACTTATAACACATTTTACACCATTTCCTCCACCATTCACATCTTTTGTTCCGAACGCAAAATCTCCTACCGTACCGATAGATACTAGCCATGTTAATTTTTCAAACAGTGGGGATGTTACAGCATTTCGATAAACCGTTCTTCCGTTATTTACATACATAGTACCAGATGGTGTTGTTTCTTTGTCCAAATATGCTTTTACGGGGGTTTTATCCCCATTTTCCAACACATACATGTCTTCTTGATTGTGGATTGTCCAGCATCTTTTTTTAGATGGTGTGATGTATTTTATTGCTTTCTCAGCTTCTTCTTCAACATTAGCAAGCCTATCTTGAATATTCTTTTCCCCCACGACACGGATATTTTTTTTGGCGTAATTCGTTTCCATCACAGAAGAATCATTGTTTTTAGCATCAATATATATTCGATCATAAGAACTACCATTGTATGTTTCAGGTATAGTATATTCTTTCACAAATTCTGTGTACCCAATCAGAGTGTTTTCATAAGTTACAAACCACACTCTAGCTGTAGCCAGTCCTTTACATATAACACTACTTCCAACTGGAATTACTCCTTTATCATAGCTAGGGCTTTTTACTCGTTGTTGATATGCAGAACTGGCTGTATCGGACGATTCTTTTACTTTCGTTACACCATTTGATACATATGTTACGTGATACCCTCTAGTGAAGTTTATTGGAAATTCGTCCAATATATTTTTTAAATCACCTATGTCTTCCTTGAGAGAATTAAATTCCCCCATATCCGGCACTTCCACCTCGTCATCTTCATCTGAGATCCATACATTATTGTTCGGATCTGTTGGCTGTTCTTTCTGACGGACAACAAGATGCCCCCTTAGTTTTCTTGCCTGTCCTCTCATGGCGTCTCCAATGTTTTCATGGACTTCTCCATCTACATCCGTTCTTCCATCTATAAGTTCCGCATCCCCTGTAGTAGAGCCAGCGGCCAACTTGGTAAACTGGTTGATTCTCGCTCTCTCTGTTGCTATCTCTGCCTGACGTTCGGATTTCTCTCTGGCATCCCCGGCGATTCTCCCTGCTTTTTCCGTATTGATTGCTTCAATCCGCTCCTGCTTTTCTTTTTCATCTGCTGTTTTTCGTTCCCCTGCCTCTTGTCCTGTTTTAGCCAGAATCTGTTCCACAAGCGTTTTCTGATTTTCTGCATCATCGTCTGGGAATCCCATTGCATCAGAACATTTTACTCTTTCCTTGAATGAGATGAGTGACTTGTCCTCATTGATCACGCGGATCTGCAGTTCATTGTTCCCAACCTCAAAGAAGTTTGCGCTTGGCTGAAAGCTGATTACATTATCCTCCACATTGCAAAGTGTAGAATTCGGCTTCTTCATCCCTCCTCGGTATGCGTAAGCTACTGCTGCAGCTGTGACCGGAAGATTGTAATCCCGGACTGTAAACTCGAAGGAAATAGCATCCGTCCCCTTTGTAACTTCGATTGGAATCTTGATTGTATTTCTAAGCACGTAGACATCTCTTTTGATCGTATTCATCTATTCCATTCCTTTCTTGTCTCTTCTATTTTTCTGATCTTTTTCCTGCTTATCCAGGTATCCATCGGACGATGCTGAGTCCTTGCACTGGTGCAACTCCACCTCCCGGATACCTCAATACATACTGCCAAGGATAGTTGTAATATCCGTGCACATGGATTTCTTCGCCGGTCTGATCACCTGTCTGGCCACCCGTGACTCCGCCGTGCTCATTCTGGGATGCTCCCACAAGCTGACCGTTTCCAATTGACATCTCTGTATGGCTTCCCGGTTTGATGAGAACGTCCCCACGGACCAGTCCTGCTCCTGTTGGCAGATTGATCTGCGAGGTCACATCTTCAAATCCTGCATCAATAAAAACATCATGCATGGATCCGGTTGCTGGTGTGTATCCTGGTCTTGTATTGAGTCCTGCATTGGAATACGCCCAGCAAATAAGGGACGAACAATCGTAATCCGGTCCGTCCCTGTGTGTCTGATCGTAGCCGTGGCTGTCATCATTTGCGATATTCACTGCCCAACTCACAGCATTGTCGATGATCTTGCTTCCTTCTGCATACTTTTCCAAGTAGTCATACCATTTCCTTGCGCAACTCCGTCTTTCGGATTCAACCTCTACACCGGCACGTTCGAAGTTCTTCAGAAAGGCACTAGCCAAGTATTCCGGAGACTCTGAACTGCCCTTGAACTGTTCCCAGGTCATATTGTAAGAGCTTGTGGCTATCCACTGCCCTGTTGATGCTGATAATGCATCAATCCAATAGAGCTGTCCGTTCGGATCCGTGATATCGTACCCGTTTGATTTCGCCCAGTCTGTGTAATTTGTAGCCGGTGTCCACTGAACAAGACCATACCCGCCACTGTAATTGCCGTATTTCAGACTTTGCCACAAGCCCGGATTGATGTTTGACTCTTTCTCCATATTGCCGAGGATACCGCCGATCGCGTTCAGGGTCCAGCCTTTGCCCGAGAAGTACTTCCATACTTCCAGTGCGTTTCCTTGCATCTGAGTCTCTGTCAAATAATTGTTGCTTATCGTCCAAGACATCAGATTTCACCCTCTTCCGTTGTTCCTCCCATAAGAAATCCGTTTTCAAAGTCCATATATGTCCCGTTTGAAAACACAGCTCTTCCCGTCTTTCCTGCCACTCCTCCGGGCCCGATTTTATCAGTATCGAAATATATCGCATCACTAAATATTCTCATCAGCGTATGTGAATCTGTTGCATCTTCAAATGTTCCTCCGTATCGAACCACAATTGCATCTCCTGACCTCTCTATGAATATAGGATTGCTTTTATCTCTCTTGGAAAACATAATTGAACCGGATTTTATTTCTGTTCTTCTGTTCAATCCACCAACATTCTCACACACATAACTTCCAATAGCATAGACTCCATTCTTGTCAAGACGGACGATTTCTTTTCCAGTTGCATCCATCACTCTTGCAATACCGTTTCCGTTATCCTCGCCACCAAGTTCCAGTGTTCCACCCTTGATTCGGTCAGCAAGCATCGTCCCGGCAACGATAAAATCTGCATAGAATCCTTTTCCTGTTCCGAAAGTGCTCCACTTCCAGTCCCTTCCATCAGCTGTGCGTTCTCCAGCAATTTCAAAACCAAGCGTTCCGAGACACATTGCTCCAAATGTCGGCGAATCAGGATCTAAATCTTCAAACAGAATCGCTCTGACCTCTTGCTTTTTCGCTATAGAAGACTGTGCACGCATCTGTGCTTGCACTCCGTTGATGATTCCTTGAATCTGCTGGCCGATAACTGAACCGTCCTCACGAATAGCCTGTTCAACTCGGTTCATGACGGAAGATGCATTGTCTAAGAAGTTGTACTGGAAGTCTCCCAACTTGACAGAAGTTACTTTATTCCGAACTGCATCCCACGTCAGTTCTATTGCTCTCGCATCTGTTACGATTTCGAGCTTTGAGTGACTACAGTGTGCCGTGTCACCCAAAGAGACTGTCTCAAGCTCTTTCACATCATCATAAAGCTCTGTGTTCTGCAACAGTTCCATGTTGACCTCAATCGTGATGCTAGGCTTGTCCACACCTGCGTCAAACTGTTCTATGCACTTATCTGTCAGAGCCTTTTCAAGCTGTTCCTGAGTGTCGCAGACGATGACTCCATTCGCTTCATCATCCTCCGATGCATCAGCTCGCATCTTGACATCATCGAATGTGATCACACCGTAGTGAACTGTTGGATACTTATTGATGATCGGAGAATCAACCCACGGCGCTTCACCTTCAATCATGTATCCGTTGTAAGCCTTCGGAACAATTCTTGTCACAACATCAGTCATGTCGATTGTCTCGGAGAATCCGTCTTTAACAATATTCTTGCCGTATACAACGCGAACGCCGCGATCAGCACCGACACGCTCGTTCACAATCACTTCGTAGTTGTTGTATAGGATTTCACCGCCCCAGCGTTTTGTAAATGCGTTGTCATCATTTCCATTGATAGCTTCAATCAGATTCTTCGTCTGATAGTACGCTGTCGAGGTCTTCTTGATGTCTGACTTTGCTATATACGTCTTATTCGGAGCTGTCATTATGTCCAATGCCTCTTGACCGCTCTTCTCTGTCGGTCGTACATCTACTAGAAAACAATCCTCTTTGGCATCCAGGAAGATTGGAGTAAGTTCTGCACTTACCCCGGAATCGCTCTTCTCTTTGTTCTGAATGCGGAACAACTGCTCTCCGTTGAACGATGGCATTTTTACAACTGCATTGTCTGTGATGTACTTCCACCGTCCCTCATCGTCAATCGGATGTTCAATGGTTGCTGTCCATTCTCCGTTTAGGATCACATGAATTTCAGCCTCTTCTGGCATCAGTGTCATGTCTCCATTGTGCTCGTAGTCCTTATTCTCTGGACCGTAAATCTGAATCATAAGTACCTCCAATACGGAATAACTTTCAAATCAAACCCGTCTGTTATAGTCACTTTATTGTCCCCCTCAACCAACACAAGGTCTTCGTAATTTCCAGTAACCGCCGTGTTATTCAGAGTTCCGTCTGATCTATAAGTAAGCTGCCTGTCTGTGTCAATGGTCAGGTTCTGTCCTACATTTGCTGTCATTGTCTTTCCGTTTACGGTCAGCGTGCAGACACCCTCTCCAAGAATCTTGTACACTGGATGGGATACTTCGCCCGCATGATAACCGATGTCTTCGGCTCTCTGCTCATGTAATCCCTGGCAAAGGTATCTCAAGCCGTCCTTTGTCAGGAACGTTGCTTTGAAGTTTCCGATGCGTTCGCTCGTATGCTCTGCATCATCCACAGTGACTTTCAAAATCTTGTAGCAGTAACGTGGATCACTTCCAAATCTCAGGAACTTTCCTCTTGCCGAGAGCCATTTCTTTGCAAGTGCAAACCGCTCATCCCACTGGTCAGCGTCACTGATAAAGTTAAAATCAACCTTGATTTCGGTCGTCTCATAACCGCCCTCAAGCAAAAACATTGTTCCATCAGTCCCCGGAATTTCAACCGAGGACTCTTTCTTCACAGCTGATGGGATTGCCGGAAGTGTCTTAGCATAGATTCCAAAACTTGAGCCAAGGACTCCATTGTATTCTACGTCCATCATGCTCCCACAGCTCCTTTCTTCCATTTCACGCTGGAGGACATCTTCTTGATTACCGCATCCGCAAGAATCTCTGCAAGCTTCTTATCGCCCAGTGCAATGTTATTTTCAATCACAAATGTCAGTTCTGACAGTGCTTCTGCAATCATCTGTGCAAGCGCAGCATTGTTGGACTGCATCTCATCACGGATGTACGTCTTCAGCAAGTCGATTGGAAGAACTGCCTCTGCTCCTGCTTCTCCACCGCCCATTGCTCTATCTCCGTTCATGCCAAAAATAGTTGGGCTGTTCAAGATACCGCCGTTTGCGTACCAGTCGACCGAAAACTTTGGAACTTTCGGTGGAACAAGCGACCATTCTCCGCTTGCCTTGAAATGCGGAAGTTTAATTTTGGGAAGTTTCCATTCAAAGTTGAAAAATCCCTTGATTTTATTAATTACGCCTTTAACAAAATCTGCAATGCCGCCAAATATTGCATTAACTCCATTTCTAAACCATTCACATTTATTGTATAAAAGGATAATCAAACCAATTATCACGACAATTCCCATTGGTCCAAGCACGGTCCATAGATTTGAAATCAACGGAATCAATGTTTGTATTCCCATCGCAATATTCCCGATTCCCGAAAGAATTGGAGCTATTGCTGCCACTACCAATACACATCCGGCAATCAATCTCTGTCCTTCTGGGGAGAGCTGATTAAACTTTTCAATCAATCCGGCAATCAATTCCGTAATTTTGGTAATCAGCGGTGCAACTGTATCCGCAAGCTCAGCTGTTGCCTGTTGGAAATCTGCTGTTGCCTTATTTCCGTCTACCAAGTTCTTATTGTTTTCCTGCCATTTTTTTCCTGCATCTACGAGACCCTGATTCGCCATTTCCTGCATGACCAGGTTTACTCTCTCACTTTCGCTTCCGCAAGCCGCAAGTTTTTCATTAAATGCATCCTCTGAAGTTCCCGCCCAATTGAGCATATCCGCAAAAGTCCCCGTAACAGTACTTGTTTTCACAGTCTCATTGATTGATTCTGCAAGTCCATCAATGGGAATACTATCTCCGTAAGTTGCCCATGCACCAATCGTCCCCTCAATTACCGTGCTTAATTCTTCTTGTGACAAACCTAACGCCTGAAGATTGGCCGTAGTTGTTGCAGCTGTCTGATCATCTGCAAGCACACCATATAAGGTTCTATAACTTTCTGCTGTTTGTTCTGCTGTGTACCCTGCATTTTGGCTCGACACCTCAAGCGATCCCATAATTTTACGATATTCTGCTGTTGCAGGTACTGTAGCTGCTGTTGCCGCTACTATGCCTGCTGCCGCCGTTGATATTCCACTAAACTTATCCCCTGTCTCTTTTGCTTTATTTCCAAAATCCTGTACTTTTTCAGAATAGCCTTCCGTTGCAGCTGCTCCGCTTTTCAGCTTTTTCTCAACATCTTCCAGTTTACTTTTGTAACCATTAAGTTTTGTAGTAGTTTCATTTATCTCGTTCTTTTTGTCCTGAATTGCTTTTTCATCTTTATTTTCAGCAGATTCAAGAATATCCAATTGTTTTTTTAATGATTCAAGTATTCTTTCGTAATTCTCTGTTTGATTTGAAAGATACTTCTGTTCATCTTTATATTTTACAATCGACTTTATATGATCGTCATATTTCGCTTTAAGAGCTTCGATTTCAATCTCATTCGCCTTAATTTTATCTGTAGACTCTGCAATTTCATCAGATAATTTCCTGATTTGTTCCTTACTTTCTGCTGCACCGCTCTCAAGTTCTTCTGTTACTTCAGCAAGGCCTTTCTGATATTTTGTCAAACTAATCTGTGCGCTTGTAAGCTGGTTCTGCTTCTTTCGGATTGCATCCTCATTTCTGTTTTCTGCAGATTCCATTTCTTCAAGCTCACGCTTCAGAATTTCCACTTTATCAGAATAAACGTCCGTCTGTTTTGCCAGATATTCCTGACGGTCTTTTAACTTTTCAACTGCAGTAGTGCTGTCATCCCATGCCGCTTTTGCAAGTTTAAACGAATTACTATTTTCCTGAACGGCTGTATTTACCTGCTGCATCGTCTTTTGAAAGTCTGCTGCACCATCTGCCTTAAACACTAATCCAACTCTCTTCAGTTCATCCGCCATATAACGTCCTCACCTTCCTCGCTTTCTTCTCACAGAATATCTCATATTGTTCGCAAAAAAAGACGGGGCATGAATGGAAGAACTCGTCCTCTGTCATTCCCATCTCTCTCGCGTCAACCATATATTCAGCCCAATTTATCTCGAGCTGAATGCTTTCATCTGTGCTTTCGATTCCTCTTTTTTTTTAATTTTGTCAACTTCTTTCTGATAAGCCTCTACAACTTCAAGAAGTTCTGTTGGATCCGGTGGCACAAGCTGAAGTGCTTCATCAAATGTCACTTTTCTCCCATTGCTTCTTACCATTGCATAGATAAGCTTCGCTGCAAAATTCATTTTATCGCTGTCAGTTGCTTTTCCAATCTTTTCAAGTTTGTCAATTCTCCGTCCGAGCTTTGAACCACCTATCTGATCAAGATAAAAGATTGTTCCAAAATTCATTTTCGCTTCAATGGTTGTCCCGTCTGTAAGCTTTATAATTTTACCTGCATTCATGTGCCACTTATTCCTTTCACGCTCCTACTGCTGTTGTAAGGTCTGCATCCGTCAGAATCGGTTTAGCGAAGAACTTCTCTTCTGTAAGTCCTGCTGGTGCCGTGGACTCTGTGACCTTGCTCACGATATTTCCTTCTGCATCAAACGGATATGCCCTGATCTTAATCGTGTCAGTCTGCTCACTTGCTTTTTCTTCAGATGTTGCAATATCGTCGGAGTTCTCAACAAGCTTGCATTTTGGGAACCACTCATAACGAGATTTTCCATTTTTCAGTTTTACAACCTTACCGTAAGCGAAGAATGGTCTTTCACTCTTTCCACCAGCAAGGATAAGTCCACCTGCTCCTTTTGTTTCTCCACGCATTTTGGAAATTGTGTCGTCTGGGAATGCGATCACAGACACTTCGATGTCAATACTAGACATTGGTGAGTCTGAATCGTAGATTTTTCCAGATGCATACACATCGCTTGTCTCTGAGTTTTCAGTTACTTTGACACTTTTAACAACTTCTGTTTTTTCAACATCAGCTTCGTAAGTACCGTCGTACTCTTCGCCCTCTGTTGTGTTTGCAAAACACATATACTGTGCACCGACCGTCTGTTTCATAGCCGGTTTTTTTGTATTAATAGCCATATTAGCCCCCTAACCGAAGATTGCATCCGCCATCTTCTTATAGTATTTTTCCTTGTTGCTTTTAAATAATGGCTTCAGATGTTCTCTTGATGCCATCTTCCTGGTTCCATGCTCAAGCATTGGACCGTAGTATTTGCCCCATCCAACCTTAACACTTTTATCTGTTCGTTCCACTGCGAATGTGTTGACTATATGAATATATCCAGGTTTGTTAATTTGACTTCGAGGTTTTGGCAGTCTGAGAAGATCTTTTATAAACTCCTCGGCTCCTACCTCGACCGCATCCAGTGCCTTATCATCAGACACTTTTTCTGCATATTCTTTTATCAAGTCTTCAAATTCGCTTAGTCCCGAATCAATGAATTCTATTTCCTTGCTCATCCAATCGCTCCGTCAGTTGTGATGGAGAAATAAGAATGCCACACTTTATCTTCTGTGACAAATTCATGAGCTATGGCCGGATGGTAGCCAAGCTCATTCAGACGTTTTTTCAGTTCGATTAACTTTGGATCACGAGGTTTCTTTGCGTAAAAACTAATCTGCCATGTGATTTCATTCTCATAATCATCACCAGATGCCATTGCGTCTTCCCACATGATTTCCCAGTAATCAATTCTCGGAAATACTTTTTCATTTTTGAGACTACTGACCCCCTCATTCACCGGGCAACCAATATCGTGCAAGATCTCACTCAGTTCTTTCTGTGTCATCGATTACCTCTCTTTCATATGCCGGTGTCTTCAATGTCAATTCCGACTCCCTGAAACCGTCTTTTGTGGTGGTATGTGCTACGTTGTAGACCTCATGTTGTTCTCCGTCAATGATGCAGACGCACTTACTATCCACACCTTTAAATCGTGGTATTGCGAGCTTCATGGTCACTTCCACGCTATCTGCTGAAAGCTTTGCTCTGGTGGTGTCATACACCGAAAGTTCTCGATACCACACTTTCAATCCAATGCGTTCAAGTTTTTCTTCCGGATAGTCCTCTGATTCATCGTTTACTATCCTACGAATCTCAAGGACTCCGTCTACATACTCAGGCATTGCCATTCGCACTCACCTCCGTCTCCATTTGCCATGTAAGAATCACGCTTGAATAATTATTCATGAATTCGCTAACTCTGTGGTGGTAAGCATAATATACATAGTTTTTCAGCAGCATCCTATATGTGAGATCTGTCGTTATACTACAGCCTGGATTCAATCTCCCGACTGTATACTCTCCTTCTTTGATGAGATTGATCAATTGATCGTCATCATAGTAAGGAGGAATCTGGAACTCTTTGAGTACTTCATCTACCAGCGTGGCTAATTCTTCATTACTCATATCTTATCCCTTACTGCTTTGGCACCGTTACCTGTGTTACTGGGAGAACATACTCCTCAAGTTTTGTTACGTCAAAAATAACTGCAACATTGTCATCCACAGCTCTACCGTTTGCATGGCATTTAGCTACGATAAGGTCTGCATCCTCAATCGCTTTTGTCTGATCATACTCGTCAACGCGAACTCCTGCTGTTCCCATTGTGTAGTATCCGGCGATTGTAAATGCAGCTTTTCCTTTTGGACAGTTGGCATCAACAATTTTTTCGATGTCAATGAATGACTTGTTGACATATCCGCCTGTCAGAGCCTCTCCGTACATACACGGATCCACATATTCTGCTTCGTCTGACGGATTGCAGATAAGATAGAGCTTATCAACCACACGTTTTCCATCATTAGTAAGAGTTTTTCTCACCGGAGCAAGTCCTTTCGGAGAGAATTTTGTAACCGTAGTGAGAACAGTTTTTGCTTTATTTGTTCCGGCTGACTCTACGTTTCCAATCTGACGAAAGATTCCGATTGGACCTGTCTTTCCATCTCCATCGAGGTATCCTTTTACAAGTCCGTCCTGCATGGCCTCAGACAGAATAGCCATGAAATATCTGTCAACGAATTCCATAGACAGCTCTCTGATTGATTTTGGAATAACAAGGTAAGCTGTGAGCTTGTGAAGGTCAATATTCAGAGCTGTTACCTCTGCTGAAAGTTCGCCTTTGATAGCGTCCGTAAGAGGACCCCAAACCGCTGCACCTGAATGAGATGCCACAATCCATTTCTTCACGTTTGCCGGTGCCATATTTACAAGTTTCAGGATTGGCGATGTTTTCTTAACATCATCCAGTGTACGATCAATAATCTCTGTCGGAATGATGTCGATCTGATTTGCTGTGAACGCCTGCTTGATGTCCTTAAAATTCTCGTAGAATTTCTTTTCTTTCTGAGACAGGTTACGGAGTCCAAGCTGTCTCTTGTAATCTGCATCTCTGCTTGCTCTTTCTGCCTCTGCTACTACCTGCTGAATCAGATCGGCGTGCATTGCTTCATCGATCATTTCAATTGACTGCATAATTGCTTCTGCTTTCTGATCTGCCGGTGCATTGTCCAGAAGCTGTTTCACTTTGTCTTTTACTTCCTGGCTTAAATCTTCAATCCTCATTCTTCATTTCCTCCTAACCAAAAAATGCACCCCAACCGGTGCTATCCTTTTCTTCCGTCTTTTCTTTTTTCTTATGAGTCAGCTGATAGAACTCAGCTAACTGCTTCTGATGCTCATTTCTGCTTTTCAGTTCCATCTGAAGTGCCTTGTTTTCTTTGATTACCTCCTGCAGTTTCATATCCGGATCTTCCACCTTCTGCGCAACGCCAATCTCATCAATCAA